CCAGCGTCACGCCGGCTGCGGCCGGCGAACTGGTCCGGGTCAACGTCACGTCGGAAGTCGTGTGACCAGCGTCACAACCTGACCAAGCGGGCGGCCTGCGGGGAGACTCGCAGGCCGCTTGTGTTTACTGACATGCCCAAAACGTCATGACCTATCGTGATGCCTATGGCCGATAGGACTTGCTCGATCTGCGGCAACTCATACCCCCTCGACAAGCAGCATTTCCGCTGGCGGGTCAAGGACGGCAAGGGTTTCTTTACCGGCGATTGCCTCGTCTGCCGGAAGGCCGGCAAGAAGCGGGACAAGGAAAAGAAGCGGGAGCAGCGGGGCGAAGCCCTGCGGCGGATCGAGGAGGCCGGGGCTGACGTGTTCCTTGCCTCGGTGGCCACCGGGGGAAGCAACATCCCCCACTCGGCCGAGGTGCTTGAGCGGGTGATGGAGTATTTCGGTGGCGTGGGCGGATTTTCGGCCATGCTCGTCAAGCAGTATTACGATGCCCCGCCCGGCAGTTCCGCCAGAAACAGACTGCTGGAAACGCTCTGCCGGCTGGTGAGTAAGAACGTCGAGCAGGGCGGTGCCAAGAAGCCGCTGACGCTGTGGTCCGAGGAGGAACTGGAGCAGGAACTGAACAAGCGGTTTGAGCAGGCGGTGTCCTCCTTCAAGGGAACGACAATAAATGTCAAAGCGGAAGACCCCAAACTCCTCGCAGCCCAAGCGGCGGAAGAAGCATCCAACCTCGCAGCCGCCGGCCATCCCATCTTTGCCCTCCCTGACCCAGTTTCAGCGGGACAGCCTCAAGGAACTCCAAAGCGAACTCCGCGAGCGAAAACTAGAGGCTCTAAGGCTGTACCAGCCGAACCCGAATCAGGAAGCGATCCACGCCTGCCCGGCGAGTGAAGTCCTCGTTATCGGAGGTAACCGCTCCGGTAAGAGTCTCTGCACCTTCGTAGAGGACGCCCGCGCCGCCACGGGCCAAGACCCCTACGGGAAGTACCCCAAGGAAAACGGGATTCTTGTCATCGTCGGCAAGGACTGGAAGCACATCGGCCTGACCGTCGTGCCCTACCTGTTCCGCGCGGGTGCCTTCCGCATCATCAAGGACGAGCAGACCGGAGAGTGGCGGGCCTACAACCCAGCCACGGATGAACACCGCCGGGCGGAAACCAAGCCCGCTCCACCGTTGATTCCGCCCCGGTTCATCAAGAAGACCAGTTGGGTACTCAAGAGTGCCAACTACATGCAGTCCTGCACCCTGCATAACGGCTGGGAAATCCACTTCTTTTCCAGCGAAGGCGAGCCGGTGCAGGGCTTTCAGGCTGACCGGGTGCATATCGACGAGGACATCAACAACGAAAATTGGGTGCCGGAACTCCTCGCCCGAATTGTGGACAGACGCGGGAAGTTTCAGTGGTCGGCCATGCCCCATTCGACCAATAACGCCCTGCTTGGCCTGAAGGAGCGGGCCGACGCCAGCGAGCAGGCTCTGGGCGAGAAGTCGAGCATCCGCCAGTTCAAGTTGCGGTTCCTCGACAACCCCTATCTGGACAACGCCGAGAAGAAGAAGTCCATCGAGCGGTGGGCGGCCATTGGCGAGGACGTGCTACGCATGCGTGCGGAGGGCGACTTCATCACGGACTCCGTGCTGGTGTACCCGAACTTCGACATGCGGATACATGGCATGGATCGCTCGGAACTGCCGGACGGACAGATTCCCCACGACTGGACCCGGTACGCCGTGATTGACCCGGGCCATGCCGTGACGGCCATCCTGTTTGCCGCCGTCCCGCCCACCGAGGACTACTGGCTGCTGTATGACCAACTCTACCTACGGCAGTGCAACGCCCAGATATTCGGGGAGGAGTTTGAGAAGAAGGTCCGTGGCTGGCACTTCCACGCCTTCATCATCGACGCCCACGGCGGCCGGCTCCGCGACATCGGCTCTGGTCGGCTGCCGGTCGAGCAGTACACGGAGCAACTGGTCAAGCGTAATGTCCGCAGCGCGGTGACCGGGGCGTCGTTCTTGGCTGGCTGCGATGACATCATCGCCCGGTGCGAGTCCACGCGGAACGCCCTGCACATCCGCCCCAACGGCTCGCCCATCCTGCGGGTTCTGCGTGGGGCGTGCCCTGACCTAGAGCGGGAACTGAAGCGTTACCGCAAGTTGGTGAACTACGTTTCTGGGACGGCCATCGTCACCGACAGGCCGAACACCAAGGGTGAGGTGCATATCAGTCAGTGCCTTGAGTACCTGTGTGCCTATCGCCCCCACTACCACGCGCCGCCGCCGCAGTACAAGGAACCCGATCCGTGGTGGGTGAAGTGGCAGCAGGAGCGGAAAAAGCGGCTGACAGCCGAACAAGGCTCATATGTATATCTGGGGCCACAAGGAGGGTCTTCATATGGCCTCAACTGAATGGCAGCCGCCCCGCGTCCGAATCGGTGACATCGTTCTCTTCAGCCGCGATCTGCGCGGCTTCACGGACCCAACTGCTGCGGTGGTCACCGGGGTAGGCGACACGACGATCAGCGTGTCTGTCTTCACCCCGGCCGGGATCATGTGGCAGCACAGCGTCCACCACAAGGATGACCCCGCCATCCACGGCGAACACGGCTGGGATGACCTCGGGGCGTGGGACTTGGCCGACATCACCAAGGCTTTTTACGCCATCACTGCGCCCAAAAACACCGCAGAAGCCCCCAAGTCGGGGCGATAAGCGAGGTGGCCAGTGTCGGAGAAACTGCCGTCCAGTAATCCATTGCGGCAGGTCGTGGCCACTTGGGTGAAGAAACTCAAGGCGGCGCAGGACTACAAGAAGCCCTTTGCCGAAGACGCGAAGGAGGCCGCCCAGTTCTATGACGGCGAGCATAACTGGATGTGGAAGGACGCCTACGCCCGTGGGGAGCGTGGGTACAACTCCTCCATAGCGCCGCCCAGTTTCCGCATGCAACTCAACAAGGTGTTTGAGTTGGTGGAAATCTTCGCCTCGGTCATCTACCACCGGAACCCCGTCCGCACGGTAACGGTGATGGAGCCGCCCGAACTGCCCGTCTCGGCGTTCGGCCTCGACGGCCCCCTCGGTCCTGACGGTCGCCCGACGCCCGAGCAGGAGCAGATTATTCAGGTGGCCATGCAGGAGGAGGAGGCCAAGAGCGCCCGCAAGATTGCGGCCAAGTTGCTGGAAGGCTACTTGAACTGGACACCCCAAGAACTCGACCTCAAGCGGCAGGCCCGCAAGGTGGTCAACGAGGCGATGATCAAGGGGATGGGCGTCTTCTGGACCGAACTCACGGTGCTGGAGACTTCAGGCGACGATCAGCGTCCGCCCATTCGGATGATCGGCAGTTACTACGATTCCGTAGACAACCTGCTCATTGACCCCGACTTCGACAACGCCGATGACATGCTCTGGTGCGCGAAGAAGTGCGTCAGGCCGATGGCCGAGGTGGCGGATACCTACGGCATCCCGGTCGAGGACTTGCGTAAGCATCTCGACAAGGACTCCAACTCACTGGGCCGGGAGCCGCGTGGCAAGAAGAAGATCGAGAACACCAACGAACTCATCACCTTTTACAAGGTGTGGTCGAAGACTGGTGCCGGCGACCGACTAAAGGACTCGCCCAAGGAAAACCGGGGCGTGTTCGATTCGCTCGGAAAGCACGTCTATCTGGTGATCTGCGAGGGGGTCGAGTACCCGCTGAACGTGCCGCCCTCCGTGCTGGAGGAGGAGATCGACCAGAACTTAGGCGTGCCCCAGAGCCTGCTCGCCCGGACAGCGTGGCCTATCCCGTTCTACGCCGACCCCAACGGCTGGCCCTTCACGCCACTGGCCTTCCACTGGAAGCCCGGGTATGCGTGGCCGATTAGCCATATCCGGCCAGCCATCGGGGAATTGCGGCTGCTGAATTGGGCGATGAGTTTCTTGGCCACCCGGATCGCCACGTCATGCGAGACGATTGTGGCCGTGCAGAAGGCCGCCGACCAGACGATCAAAGACCAGATCATGGCCCCGGCAGAGGGCGGATTCAAGTTCGTTGAACTGTCCGAACTGCTTGGTCGCCGCATCGAGGACGTGATTAGCGTCTTCCAGATGCCGCAAGTCACCAAGGACTTGTGGGACATCATCTCGGCCGTGGCCGACATGTTCGCCCAGCGGACGGGCTTGTCAGAACTCGTCTACGGTTATACCCGCTCAATGTTCAGATCGGCCGCAGAGGCGCAGATCAAGAACGAGAACATCAGCGTGCGGCCTGACAACATGGCCAACGAGTTAGAGGACTGCATGTCCCTGCTCTCCCGCCGTGAGGCTCTTGCTGCCCGGTGGCTGCTTGAGCCGCAGGACGTTCTCCCAGTGCTTGGGCCACTAGGGGCAGCCGCGTGGGCGCAGCACGTTCAGGGCCGCGACATCGTTGGCCTGACTCGGGAACTCCTGTACCGCGTCGAGGCTGGCAGCGCCCGCAAGCCGAACAAGGCCACCCGCGTCGAGCAGATGCAACTCGCCGTCCAGACGCTCTCGCCCATCCTCTCCCAGTTGGCTGGCTCTGGAATGGTCGATCCGTTCAACGCCTTGATGAAGGACTGGGCATCCAGCCTCGACATCGACCCGTCGCCGTATCTTCTCCCGCCCCCACCGCCGCCCGCTCCTGTCGCCGCGCCGCCGCAGTTCCCTCCCACTGACGAGCAGGCAGCGGCGGCAGGGGCGGCCCCGCCGGGACTCCCGGCCCCGCCGCAGATACCCGACGAACTCCAGCCGCCGGGGTAATGGACAAGAAACTGCGGAAAAAGCAGGCAAACCTGTGGGCACGCTACCGGATCACGATAGCAGCCTACGAGGCCCTTTTGGCCAAGAACAGGGGGAAGTGTGAGTTGTGCCGGACGAGGGCAGGCAACTGCGTTGACCACTGCCACAAGAGTGGTTCGGTGCGTGGCCTGCTGTGTCTGGGGTGCAACCGGGCCTTGGCCGTTCTGGGCGATGACGTTACTGGGATCAGACGGGCACTTAGGTATCTGACTAACCATGAGCGACGTTCCAAGTCACATCAAAAGAGCCGGCCAAGACGCAGAGGCACTGTACGCGAGATTGCTATCCGAGGGGTACTCTCACAAGTGGGCAGAGATGTGTGCCTTGCGGCAGCCCCCGGGGGTGAGCGGGACCGACAGGGCGTACATGCAGGGGCGGTACAACAACCAGCAACTCGACAGCATGCCGCCGGATCACGCCAGAAACATCGTCACGCTGGCTAGGCGTGCTGGCATCAACCCATCCGGCAAGTATTACGCCTCATCTCTGGCCGACCATCGCGGCCCATCTGACCCTGCGGCGTGGGTGGACAGCACGGCCGACGTGAAGCGTGTCGCCATGGAGCGGAACCTGACCGTCTCCGGGGCCGTCAACGTCAAGGGCGAGCCGATGCCACGCCCCAAGTCAAAGCCGCTTAGTGAGCGGCTGACCCGCGAAATGATGGCCGCCGAGCGGAAGCGGAACCCCGGCATGAAGAAGGGCGACCTGCGGGCAATGGTCGTTGAGAAGTACGGCCGCAAGGTGAAGGGATGAACACGGCACAAGACTTAGTGGACTACCTGCTCACGTCGGCCGGCGGCGGATCGCAGGACGGCGAGCATCAGGTGGTGCGGAAGGCCGTCGTTCACGGCGTCCGCGAGGTGATGCAGATTCGGGACTGGCTGTGGCACACCAAAACCAACTTCTTCACCACCAATCAGATTTCCACCACGGTCACCATCACGGCCGGCAGCAATCAGGTCACTGCCGCCAGTGCCACGGGCATGGTCGTTGGCCGCATCCTTGATGTGCCTCCGCACTACTTCCCCAGCACCGTCCGCATTACGGCAGTCAGCGGCAACACTGTCACTCTCGACCACGCCGCCACCACCAGTGGCTCTGGGATCACCGTCTACCCGCAGACCTACTATGACCTGCCGGCCGACCTCAAGGACGTGGATGCTTTGGTGACCAACACGGTAGGCACCCTCCACTGCTACATCACCCCGCAGGAGTGGCAGCGTCTGGAGATCAACACCCGGGGTGCTGGCGAGCCGTACTACTACACGGTCATGCGATCCGATACGAACCCCGACCGCTATCAGGTCCGGTTCGTCGGCGTGCCCACCAATTCGACGGTGGTTCACTACACCTACAGGTATCTCCCCAAGACGATCAAGTACATGGGGTATGAGCGGCTGTGCCGGCAGGGCACGGTGGCGTGCAGCGGCACCACTGTCACTGGCACGGGCACGGCGTTCCCCGAGGACGTGGCGGGAAGCGTCATTCGCTTCGGCACCCCAACGTCTGACGCCGATCCGGTTGGCTCGCTCCAGCCGTTCATCGCAGAGCGGAAGATCGCCTCCCGCACCAGCGCTACGGAACTGGCCACTGACACGACGGTCACCGCAGCAGCGCTCACCAAGTATTCGATCAGCGATCCAATCGACGCCTCGCCCCAGATGTACACGGCGATCCTTTCGGCGTGCGACATGTGGTACGCCCGGTTGGCGGGGAAGCCCGGCGACGTGCCGGCCGTGGTGTTCCAGCGCGACCTCAAGATCGCCATGGAGAACGACGTTGTTTCGCCCATGAGCGGCTGGCCGTCACGGACGATGGTCAGAACCGCTCGCACGCAGGGCTGGCACTCCCCCATCCTGCCGGACCTGACCTGACGCCATGAAGATCACCCAGTGGTTCGGATACAACGAGGAGTCCTCGCAGTACCTACTGCGTCGAGGCGAACTCCGGGCACTGGTCAATCTTCAGCCACGCCGCCCGGGCATGCTCATCTCCCGAGACGGCATGTCCAAACTGTTCGGCACCTACAACGAGGAGCCGATCTACGGGCTGTACCGCAAGGACACGCCGTTCGGTGAGCCGGACATCTTCTTCATCTTCCAGAAGGTGCAGGTTGAGCGGCAACTGACCGAGGCCCAGCAGTTGGCTGGCGAGACGCCACTTGAGTATGTGTGGATGGTCAGCCGACTAAGCGGCACGCCGCTTCAGTCTCGCGTCATCAACGAGCAGCCCATCTCGGTCAACGGCGTCACTGACATCGGCAACATGTCCGTGTCCGAAGATCGCCACGGCAGGCTGTTCATCTTCTACGGCCACGGCGCAAAGCCGATCATGTATCGGCCGACGCTGCTCACGAACATCGGCGTCGAGATGGGGTTGTCCGCACCGACAGCCGCCCCTTCCATCACGGCCCACGGCGAAGGCTACTTCATCGAGCGGATCGACGTGACGGCCGGCGGCGGCTCGTTCTGGGGGCCGCCCACGATCACGATTGACGGCGGCGACCCGTTCCGGGCCGGGCGAGCCAAGGCCATCGTGGAGTCTGGCAGCATCGTAGGCATCGAGGTCATTGACGGCGGGGCTAACTACAAGACCGTTCCAAACGTCATCATCGCGGATGACAAGATTGGCTCCGGGTTCCGAGGCGTCGGCGTCCTTGAGACTGACCCGGGCGTGCAGGGGTTTGTCGAGACGGCCACGCCGTCAGTCAGCACATACGGGACGCTCTCGACAACGGAGACATACGGCTCTACCGATGGGCTGGATGGCAGCCAGATTCTCTATGTCGATTCCCCGCTCGCGGCCGTCACTTCCTACACCGCACCGGCAGGAACCGCCCAGACCACCATGGTGGTGGGAAACGCATCGAACGTCGAGATTGGCGACTTCGTGACCATCCACGGCAGGGCCGTAGCGTTCAACTCCGACTCTGATCCTCCTGTCCGCGTTGTCGGGGTCAACAAGGCTACGAACACGGTGACGCTCAACCGCGCGTTCACGCCCACCAACGGTGTGACATACACCGTACAGTTCCGCCGCAACACGACAATCAAGACCATCGACACGACGTTCGATGCGAACACCAACACGTTTACGGCGGCCCTGCCGCTGCGCACCACGCTCGGTGCCGGCACCGGCGCATCTGCCACGCTCAAGTTCGCCGCCAAGTCGAACGGCTTTCAACTCGGAACATTCACCCAAACCGGCTACACGATCCCAACCGGCGGGCCGACGCCATCCCTGTTCGGTTATTCGCGTAACGGCTGGGAGGTGTACAACCTCAAGGGGCCGGACTACTGGAATGGCCACCCCACTGCCGGGGCCAACGCCGCCGGGAACAACGAGTACGCCGGCTTGCAGGCGTCCGGCAGCACGATTGTCTACGGCTACTCGGGGAGCGTGCGTGTCTCGCAGTCCTATCGCCGCACGACCGAACGGCGGGCAGACGTGTACTGGCCCGACTACTCCAAGATCAGCGTGTGGCTGAACACCGGCCTGTCCCTGTCCTCACCGTCGCAGTGGACACGGCAGGACTTCCCGGTGTACGGCATGGGAACCGACCAGCCGT